AACCAGTGATAGAGGCTTTTTATTTAGTAGAGGTAGTGTTATCTCCTACTAATTCTTATAAGACCTCTACTTACTTCAGAGAGCTAACAATTTATAATGGTGTAACACCAGTTGCAACCTATTTAGGTGATGGTAAAATTGTTAGAATTGATACACCTAAACTATCGTCTACTGTAGATAGAGAATTGTTTAAGATTAGTTTTGCAGATCCAAATTTTACATTTGGCGCAACTATTGACTCTGGGTTAATAGGAAAAATTGTAGATGTAAAACTAGGCTTTGTAAATCAAACTACTAAGCAAGTAGAGACAGATATTTCAAATGTTATTACAGTCTATCGTGGTGCAATTGACTCCACAGACTATAGTATAAATACTGCAGAAACAGGCGAAGTTCTTCTAAATATTGGCTGTTCAAGCCCAATGAATGATTTAGATATGACTAAACCTTTTTATACAACAAAGGATGCATCTGCATCTAGAGATTCCTCGGATACTGCCTTCGACCAAATTTACGAAGGCTCAGGAGTTTTACAACTTAAGTGGGGGAAAGTATAATGGCAGAGGTACTTGCATATCTAGCCACAGTAACATGGCAAACGTGGGTTACGGTAGCCTCCATTACTTACCAAGTTACTCAGGCAAGAAAAATGAAAAAGGCGGCTCAGGCAGCTGCAGACGCTAGAAAAGGTTATGAGGTTGTAGTAGAGGGAGAAGGTGTTACTTTACCTATTGTGTATGGTAGAGCAAAAATTGGTGGCGTAAGGTCTTACCATAACACTGGAAATAGTTACGTTTATGCTAGTCCCAATAGTGATAGAGTAATTACTAACCCTGAATTTAATAACAATATTAATGGAAAAAATAATGAATTCTTGTTTTTCCAACAAGCCTTATGTCAAGGTCCAATTAGTAATGTTTATGATGTTGTTTATGATGAGTCTCGTTATTCAGATGATCCAGATTTAAACTCATCAACTACTACTACATATGATAGCGGGGATGCTGAAAACCCAAATATTTATACAGAGAGTAAATTAAATTCAGGAACCCGTATTGACTTGCATTATGGTGATTCTGCTATTGCAGATAGCGTAATGGCAGCAAATAATCCTGAAAGAGTTAATTCTGTATTTACACAAATAAAGAACAGTGTAGGTGTAGCATACGCTTCTGTTGTAGTAAAACTAGATAGGGATAACCCTGCATTTAGCGGTGTACCTATGCTACAATTCTTTATTGAAGGCAAGAAAATAAAAGATATTGTTAGATCAGGTACAGTAGGTAACTATACTTATGCTCTAACATCCACAATAAATTATTCTAACAATTCTGCATTGTGTTTGCTAGACTATTTACTAGATAAAACTTCTGGTAAAGGAATGGATATTTCTTTAGTAGACCTAGAATCTTTCTACAATGCAAAAGTGATATGTGATCAAATTGTATTACAAGACGCTCTTGTTGGGGGTAAGGTTTATTTCCCTACAAATGGTAGCGCAGGAGCAGAGGGTGTAACTCCTTTATCTGCTTCCAGAGACGTCAGACTGTATGAATGCAATGCAATCATTGACACCCAAAAACCATTAAGAGAAAATGTAGAGAGTATTCTTTCTACAATGGGTGATGCTAGATTAGTGTGGTCAGCGGGAAAATATAAACTTAATTTACAGTATCCTGCAAACAATGAAGCAGTAATTGTTGCTGCAAGTCTGACAGATTCTGATCTAGTACTAGATAACACAGTCAATATTAATTGGCCAAGCTCTAGTGAGAGACTAAATCAATGTACTGTAAGGTTCCACAATGAATCCGAAAACTTCAAAGAAGATACAGTATCTTGGCCTCCAAAAGTTTCAGGTACATCTCTAAGAGGTATTGGTGGATCTAGGTATCCAGTAGCAGAAGACAAAGGTTGGCCTGATAATGCAGGTGGTAGCCTTCTTAAAAAGTACGCAGTATGGTCTGGTTCAGGTTCTTCCTTTGACCAAACATGGAAGTTCTTTGTAAAAGAAACTGGAACTTTTAGTATTGAATTTACAGCAGATAATAACTGTACAATTACAGTAACTACTGCTAATGGTACTCCAGTTTACTCTGATAGTCATGGAAACTTTAATACTACTAAAACAGGTAGTTTTGCTTTAACTGCAAATACTGAGTATCGTATTCGAGTACAGGGTACTGATGATAACGTTGGATCTAAAGGTGTTGCTGTTAAAATTAGTAAGGGCGCATTTATCTTTTGGACTACTAGATCTGAAAACTATACTAGCTTCTTGACTATTGTTAACGATGCAGCTATTTACAATGCAATGAAAGCTGAAGACAACGGGTTAGAGTTAGAGACAGATATTTTTGCGGATGGTGTTACAGACTACTATCATGCATTAGCTAAAGCTGAAGAATTAGTTCGTGTTAGCCGTAGTGCGTTTGGTATACAATTTAAATATGTAATCAAAGACAAATTTTTAGAGCCAGGTGACTTTATAAAGCTAAATAGTACTACTCTAAATCTAGGAGTAGGTACTGATCTTTATTTACGAGTAAATGAAGTAAAGATTACTGAAGAAGGTGTTTGTGAAGTTAATGCTACTAGATTTGATTCTACGCAGTTAGCATGGAATGTTAACGATAACGAATATATCAAAACACCTAACATTTACAACTTTGTATTTGGCACTCCTACTAACTTATCCTATACACAACAAGACACTGAAATCTTAAACTCTTCAGGTCGATTATCTTGGACTGGCGTAGATACAAGTGCATTAGACTCTTATATTACCTACTACTATATTCCAGGCAATATAGATGTGAATAACCAAATTATATGGACTGAGTTAGGTAGAACTACAGATACTACCTTTAATCTTCCAGCACTAAGAATAAGTAAAACAATTTTTGGTGTAAGGGCGTTATCCAAGGCAGGTAGATTATCTAACATGGCAACAACTGCGTTGACAAATTTGATACCTGCAGAAGATGCCTTACCTTATGCAATAGTTTTATCAAATGATTCGTTAACCTTTACTTGTAATAAAGATGGAGTTCCCTTAGCTGGTCAACTGCCTAAAACTGTAGAGATGTATCTTTACAGAGGTTTAAATGTAGTACCTCCCGCAGAAATTTCATATTCAATTAATCCAGTAGGTTGTAATGCTACTATTTCTCAAGGCGTAGTTACTATAACTGCAATTAATGATCAATATGCAACTATTTATTTAACTTTAGGTATTGATAATATTATTCTTTCAAAAGAAATTTCTTTATCAAAGGCAATAACTGGTGCAACTGGAATTGGAGTTAAAGGAGACCCAGGAGATCCTGGAGCTAAATATGCAACAGCTACACTATACCAATGGTCTCCAACTCAACCCGGAAACCCAAATAATATTTCTGCGTACAATTGGACTACAGGAACAAATTCCGCTTATGCGGGAGGTAATAATTGGCTAACTTATATTTCTACAAATCCAGGAACTTCAGGCATTCAACTTTGGACTGCTACAAAGTCAATCACAGCTGCTGGAGGCACAGTTGATACCGTTGTAGACTGGTCAAGTGGAGTTACTATAGCATCAATTACATCAAATGGTGCAACAGGACTTCCTGGACTACAAGTAGCTAGACCTACAGTTTATCGCTGGGCAGCCTCTTTACCTGCAGGACCAGTAGGATCATCTACTTATACTTGGGCAACATCTTCATTTAATAATGTACCTACGGATTGGAATTCAACAATTCAGAATCCGCCTAGTCCAGGATTTACCTTATGGGCTGCAAGTGTAAATATATCCGATAGTGCAACTACTACAAGTACTCAAATTAACTGGACTAACGCCAGTATAGTTGCTATAAGTTATGCTGGTACAAATGGCACTAACGGTTCTCCTGGTTCTCCTGGACAACAAGGTGCTTCTGCTAGAATTTGTTATAGTAAAACAGCCTTAACTTCTTTAGCTTCTACACCCTCTACCATTACCACATCTGGTATTAGTTCATATCCTGCAAATGGATCATGGGGTGCAGATACAGTATGGCAAGCTACTCCTCCAGTTATTAGTGCGGGTGAATCTGTTTATCAATCTGATGGTGTTTATGATCCAGTAACAAATAACACTATTTGGAATGTACCTTATTTGTCCGCTTTAAAAGTAGGAAGTTTATCTGCTATTACAACTAACACAGGTAACTTAACTGTATCTGGTACAATCAAGTCAAGTACTGCTGAAATCAGTAATACAACAATGACTGGTGCTGGTGCAGTTGTGTATTCTAATGGTCAATTTGCTGTTGGTAATAATACTAACAATATCACTTATAACGGTAGTGTTATAACACTTAATGGTCAAGTTGTAGTACCTAGTAACATTGATACTCGTGGACTTACAATTAAAGATGCTTCAGGTAATGTGATTTTTGGATCAGGAACTAATCTTGACTTCTCAAGAATTACAGCTGCCTCGGGATGGTTAAATAGTA